GTTATATCCTCACTATTGTTAGAAGAAGTGTCAGAGATTGCTTCTCTGTATTTCTCTATCCAACCTAATAATGAGGATATAACTTCAATGATGCAATAATGAATTTTAAAGCAGCATTTGAAGCAGGTCAAAAAGGTAGTAATAAAGGTCTTCCTATGGGGGAAGGTCTTAAAACTATCTCACAGGCAATTAATGGAATCCAAAGGGGAAGAATTTACACTGTTGGAGCTGCCCCAAAGGGAGGGAAGTCAACTTTAGTAGATGTAGGTTTTTGTATAGAACCTGCCATTCATGTATTGGACCATAATGCCAAACTTAGTGCTTCTATGGAGGCACTTGCCACTAGACTTGAAACAACAACTGACCTTGAAACAAGGACTACTCTTAATTATGAGTATGAGAAGTTAAATAGTGAGTTGATTGATGTTGAGTTTATCTACAACTCTTATGAGATTGACAGAGTAAGCAAAGAATTTGATTTTGTTGCCCATTTTCTGCACACAGATTTTGGCATTTATCTTGTAAATTTGCCCTCTGGAAAATTGTATAAAGAGAAAAATGTTGTATCTTTATCCTCTGCCTTTTTAAGAGGCGAGTTGGAGTTTGATACTGCAATCCCTGATGCTCCCAAAGAAATTATTAGAGTTCCATTAGACATTATTGAGAAAATCAAGATTGTTTATAGAACTAGGATAGTACCTTTATTTGGTGAGTATAATAACAAGGGAGAAAAAGTTTCTAAAGGGATTATTAAGTTCTTGGAAATCAAGGACAATCCTACTGGAGTTAGAAACTATCTTTTAGCTTATGCTAAGGAAAATGGTGAGTTTATGTACAAGAGTACAGAGAAGGATGGAGTAACCTACACTAGGATGATAGGTTATAAACCAAAGAACCCTGCTAAGTATGTTATTGTCATAACTGATCACTTAAGAAAGCTATTGCCAGAAAGAGGTTTCAAGATGAAAGAAACTGTAGATAAGTTCTCAGAATACGCTGTAGAGTTTAGAAACACTTGCAATTTTACTTTTGTGCACATTATCCACCTTAATAGAGCACTGAGTGATATTGGAAGAAGGCAGTATGATGATGATAGACTGTTTCCACAGTCTGATGATATTAAAGAGACAGGTAATTTAAGTGAGGATAGTAACTATATCTTCACAATGTTTAACCCTAATGATGATAAGTTTAACTTGTCTAAGCATTTTGGTAAGCAAATCAGAAGACCTGATAAATCTCTTTTGTATCCCTTTATGAGAACTATACATTTAGTAGAATCTAGACATAGTGTTTGTCCTCAACACTTTAGAGTCAATATGTATGGTGATGTAAAGAAATTCGAGTCTTTAATTATTTAAAAGAAAAGAGTATGCCAAAGATTTTGGTTTTGGCCCCTAGTGGGTTTGGAAAGTCCACAAGTATTGGACAAATACCTGAATTAGGTATTGTAGGCCTTGTTCCTGAAGAAACTTATTTAATATCAGTTACTTCAAAGCCTCTTCCTTTTAGAGGAAGTGGAGCAGCATACCCAATTACTACTATGCCTGACTTAAAAACAGGTAGAAGAGTCATTACTGATAATGCAAAAGATATAGAATCTATATTCTTAAACTTAGTGAACAGTCCATACAAAAACATTGTGTGGGATGATTCAAACTATGTAATGCAGAATTGGTACATGGCTAATGCCTTGGCTAAAGGTTGGGATGCACCTAAGCAAATTGGTTACTTTATGGGTAAAATCTTTGATGCCATAGAGAAACTAGATGCAGCAGGTAAAAATGTTATCATTTTGGCTCATGGAGATAGTACTCCAGGTCCTGATGGTAGAATCTATATGAAGTACAAAGCTACAGGTAAAATGGTAGACGAATACTTAACTGTAGAGGGCAAAGTTGATGTTACTCTTATTGGTATTAGTAGATTTGATGCTACAGCTAAGAAAGCTGTAAAAGAATTTTTAACTAATGAGAATGAGCAGTATTCTTCAGCAAAATCCCCATTTGGTATGTTTGACCAACAATTTATTCCTAATGATTTAGGTTATGTTGTTAAGAAAATATCTGAATACTATGGATAATTGGGTATATATTCTTATTGGTCTTTTTATAGGCTCTATAATTACTTTTGTTGCTTTGGCAGTAGTAAGAAAGGATATATCACACACTGAAGTAGATCCTGAAAAGGAAGAAGCTGCTAAAGAGTGGAATCAACAAAGCAAAGGTTACTAATTTTTAATTTTAAAATCTATACATTATGTCACAAGAAAGTGCACAAGTAGAGAATGTTGCAAATGCAACACAAGAAGTTTTAAGAATCACTATTAGTGATGTCTTAGGGTTATTAGCTCAAGGTAAAAGCAGAAAAGAAATTGCTGAACACTATGGCAGAACTCAGTCTGATATGAACAAGATGGTTTGGGGTCACCCTAAATTGAAGAACAGAAAGGCTAAGAAACAGTACACAGGTATTGAACTTGAAGATGATACTGATGAAGCTCCTGTAGCTGAAGTAGCTCATGTTCCTGGTCCAGAGCTTACTCAAGCTTTTGAGAACCAAGAAGAAATGGGAACTCAAGCTTTAGAAGAGAACACTCCTGTGACTGCTGAGGTAGTAGATGAAACTTGGAGATAAGAATTGTTTAATTATTAAAAAAGACTAAAATATGTCACAATTACAAGGATACGGATTTGTATCAGATTCAGATGAATCATTGAAAACCAAGAGTGGAGCTAAATTTGGTGGTAACTTTGGAGTAGCAACTTTGGCAAAATTTGCTTATAGCCCTAATGTGGCTAAAGAAAATCAACCTGCTAGAGAAGCTATTGAGATTGAAGTAAAAATTGGAGACAGAAGTTACAAAGAGTGGCTTAATCCTGTAGACAGAGTTGTTGATAAAAACAATGCTGAAATTACAGATAAAGCTTCTGCTGAGTATATTGCTGGTTTCAATGCTTTAATTGTTCAACAAAATGCTACAGTAACTCACTACTTGAAAGCAGTAGGTGTTACAGAAGATGCATTAAAAGCTTCATTTGCAAACCCTGTAGTTAGCTTTGCTGACTATGCTCAAAGAGTTTGTGCTTTGTTACCTATTGGTTACAACAGCAAACCTCTTGATTTATTCTTAGAGTATCAATGGAATTTTGGTAAAAAGCAAGATGGTAGTCTTCAAGACAAAACTTATCCTACTTTGCCAAAAAACATGAAAGGTGGTTACTTTATTGTACCTGCACAACCTGGAGTATGGATTGAGAAGAAAGATGCAATGGGCAACTTAGAAGATGGTAAACTAGTTTACATCAACTCTAATGGCCAGAAACATCCTTTTGAAAGAGATGCTAACTTCTTGTCAGGTAACAAAGGTACTCAACAAGTAATGGGTGGTGCTACAGCAGCATCTCCAATGGGTGCTACTGCAGGTGTTCCTTCAGGTACTTGGTAATTAGCTAAATTTAATCCTCTTCTGTTATGAGCTTATATCAATACAATTCAGATAACTTAGATAGAAGAGGTTTTATTAGTAAAGAAAGTATCTTATCTTTAGTAACTCAAGAACAAATATTTGAATTAGTGTTCAAGTTCGAGCCTAAAGAGTTTGATTATGTGGTATCTCCTTTAAGAAATGATGATAAAGCAGGATGCTGGTTTAGTTACCATGATAATGGAACACTTTATTTTATAGATTTTGGTAGCAGAAGACCCCACAGTGACTGTTTTAATATAGTACAAGATTACTTCAAATTACCTAATTTTTACTTGACTTTAGATTACATTTACAAGACTCTTATACAGGGAAATATGTCTCTAAAGCCTATTCAGGTTAAGGAAGAAGTTAAGAAAGTCAATAGAGAAGGAGTCAAGCTTCTTATAGAAGCAAGGCCTTTTAATGCTACAGATGCTCAATTTTGGTCTCAATATGACATCAGAAAAAAGCATCTTATTGAAGATAGAGTATTTCCAGTTCAAAGACTATTTGCTTTAAACACCAAAACAGGGAGTCATGTTATTAATTGCAAAGATCTTGCATATAGTTACAATGAATTTCCCCAATCAAGGAAGAAAATCTATTTCCCTATGAGAGAAGGTAAAAAGAGATTCTTAACTAATTGTAATAGAGATGATGTAGGTGGCATTACTTCATTACTACCTTATGGTAAAGAGTTAATTATTACTAAAGGTTATAAGGACTATAGAGTACTAAAGAATAATGGTAAAAATGTAGTTTGGTTTCAGAATGAGGGTATGATGCCCAATGATTTAATTCTAAATCAGTTGGTTAAACATTTTGTTAATGTCATTGTATGGTTTGATAATGATCAACCTGGCATGGTAGCCTCTGAAAAAGTCAAAACTCATATAAATACTCTTATTCCAGGTAAAGCAAAGAATCTATGGCTACCTGAAAGAGGGTTAGCTGTAGGTATCAAAGACCCTTCTGACTGTATTGCTATAGATAAGCAGTATTTTCATCAATTCTTAAAAGATTTCACACAATGAATTTTAAATTAATTCATCATTCTTGGGGACCTCTCCTGAGTGAATTCAATACAGATACTTTCCTTTACTTCAAAAATGAAGTGTTACCCAAAGAAAAATATTACCCTGAAGCTGATGAAGTCTTCAGGGTTTTTTCTATGCCTGTATCAGAAATTAAGGTTGTGCTATTAGCTAGAGAAGAAGCTTCTCCTATAGTACAAGAAGGCCTTTTTTTCTTGAGAATGTCCCTAACTTATGGGGCAAATACAGACCATAGTGAATATTGGGAATCCTTTATCAAAAAGGTTATCTATTTTATTGCTAGGAGTAATCCTTGCATTTGGCTTATGCCAACAACCAAATCACAAAGTTATACAGCTAATCTACCTGCTAAAACTATTTATAATGTGATAAAGTATGATGATGATACAATTCATCAAATTCCTTACAATGTAGATTACAATTATGTGTTTAAAGGAATATATATTAACCTGGCTCACATAAATGTCCTTCTAAAGAAGAAAGGACAAAAAGAATTAATTAATTTTTAAAATTTAAAATTATGAGTGAAGTACAAGCTCCAGGTATCTCTGAAAGAGAGATAACTATTTATGCTACTAGAGGTGGCCAAATGCAAAAAATCATGACTTCTGCAACTACATGGGGAGAATTACAACCCCTTGTAAGAAATGCAGGATTTGATCTAAGCTCTTTATTAGCAGCAGAAAACATTAACAAGTCTGACTTGGTAAATGATTTAGCTGTATTACCAGCAACAGCTTTTAGATTGTTCTTGAGACCAAAACAAACTAAGTCAGGTTCTTATGATAGAAAACAATGTTTTGCTATTATTAAAGCTTACTTAGCTGTTAATCCTGAAGACAAAGCAAAGTTTAGTATTGATGGTAAAAATGTAACTCAGTTATCAACTCCTGTAGTACAGGATTTAGTAGCTAAGTATTGTAGTGATGTTTCTGCACCTGCTGTTGTTGAAGCTCCTGTAAAAGAAAAAGCTGCAAAAGTAGAATCTACATTGCCTGGTGAACCTGTTTCAAATGCTGGAAGAGTTCAAGCAGCTATTAATTTGATTTCTTCTTTAGAAGGGTATGATTCTTATTACAAAGCTCATAAACATTTAGATAGACTTCTTGATGAAGTTTCTGAGCCTGTTCTTTTAGAAGATGAAGAAGATGAAATAGCTAAAGAAGCTAGAGAAATGCTATCAGGTTACTAGTATTAATTAAGGGCTTATGTAATGT